CCTCCACCGCCACCACCACCGGCGTTAGATTTATCGGATATATCGTTTATTTCATCAATACCAGCTAGTGCGCCTTGTTCTTCTTTCAGTGCTTTTGTTGCACCCTTAGCAGCACCAGCCATTTTCTTTTGCTCGCTCGATACGCTTGCAATACTCTTTTTTGCCACAATGTACGAACCGGCACCAGTTAGCACGGCGAAAAAGTGCGCCACGGCGTTCGCCGCTGAGGTGAACCAGTCAATAACCTGTGACAATACAGGCGCTATCATGTTGATTAGTGGCGCTATCATTGCGCCTAGTGAGTTAGCAAATGCACCTGTACTCATTTCTAACCCGTTCATAGATGTTTTTAATGCTTCAGAATATTCAACCGCATGTCCAAAGCCTTGTGTAATGCCTGATAGCACTTGTCGCATTGCCATTCTTAATGCAAGCAATTTGAACATGTTGCCAAGTGAGAAAATCGAATTGCCTAACGACTTTGCAAATGTGTTAGTTTCGTTTTGTTCTTGGTTAAATCCAAACAGTGCTTTTGTTGCGTTTATCACGCCGCCACCTAAAGCATTAGCGACTTTCCCAAGTGATGCGCCAGCGTTGCCGATTGCGCCCTTAAGCGAAAACTTAGGCGCTTCCCCTTGTGGCATTGCATCTTTTAGTGATGTCTTAGGCATTGTAGCAAGTTGTGTCTTAACATCTTCAATACTTTTTCTTAGTCTTGATGCTTCACCGTCTGCTTCAGATAGCGCTTGCCGCAACTTGTTATCTTTAAAGTTTCCCTTTTCCCAAGCGTTATACAATGATTTTGAATTGTTTTCTGCTGTTTTAAGTTGTGATTGTAAGTCCTTTAATTCAGCCTTTAATTCAGATGCGCCCTTTTTAAATTCTGACGTGTCTATTTTTGTATCAAATACAATTCCACCGTCTGACATTAAAAACCTCCTTTCTATTTAAAACGTTCGTTGATCTTACGTATTTCTTCTTTTTCTGCTTCCGTATAAACAGTCTTAAAATCAATCAAATCTTTATTGTCCTTGTAAAAGTCTTGTTCCCACTTTTCCAGCTGTTTATGTTTTGCTTTTTTCTGTCTAATATTTAGGATATTAGAAAACAGTCCCTCTTGGATTTCGTTGAAATATCCTAAGAAAGACCACCAATGCAAATATGACTCTGTACGTACTTCTTTCCCAGCCACTCTATTTATTGCGCTGAAAATGATTTGTTCATCTTGTTCCCAATCCATTAATTTCGGCTTGCTTATCGCTTTAGAATAGTCTTTGCCGCCGTCCATAAACCATGAGCATTGCTTGATTGCTTCTTCTACGTCTTCGCGTTCTAAGTTCTCAAAGCCAACAAGCGCATCAACCATGATATAAACCTTTTCTCTGTCCGATAGTTCGACATCATTGCATGCAACAAGCACTAATAGCGCCGTTCTGAAGTCCGTTTCTATTTTTAATTCCTTACCATTTACCGTGATAGTTGTCGGTAATTGCCCTATCATTTCTTCTTATACGCCTTGCGATACTTTTCGATGTTCTTTTGCATCTTCTTAGTTTCTTTTTCGATAAATGGCTTAATGTACTCAGCGAAAGCCGTCATGAAGTTATTGAAAATAGTGTTCCCGTTACTCATGGATAAAGGGTTCTGCTTTCCAAATACAATTTCACTTGCGCCATCATAGAAAATGCTGTCAAATTCTTTTCGCATTTCTTCATTCATCTTGCGTACAGTTTCAGCAATTTCAGGAACGGCAGCTTCACCGTCACTTGTGATTGTTAGTTCTTCACCTAATGTTTTGATTTGGTTTTGGAAGTTGTCTGCTACATGTTGGACACGATCTAAAATTCCGATGTCACGGACATTCACTCTTAAAACTCTGTTCTTATCGTTGTTGATGGTGATTTCCTCAATACCATCATCAAAGTTGATATTCATAGCCATATTGTTTGGTTTCCTTTCTTAAAATAAATAAAAAAGGCGGTTTTTATTACCGCCTATTAGTTACTGTCAGCTGTGAAAGCGTTAGTTGTTTCGTTAAACTTACCTTTCTTACGCTTGCCTGTATAGTGTACGTCAAATGGAATTTGGTATCCGTCACTCTTACCACCATACTTCTTCACTTCGATAAACACTTCTTCTTCATACGCAACGTATGCGCCAGTAGTGCCGTCCCAAGTGTGTACTTCAAGTACTGTTGTTTTAACATCGTCTAACTTCTTGCGATTATCCACGATGTCCTGTAAGAATGTGTATAATGCATTCCCTTTTTCAGCATAGTATGTATCGACTGAGCTGGACGGGTCATAAGAAGATACCTTGACTGAGTTCTCGCCTAAGATGTTTTTCTTCTTTGACACTTCAGCATTTAGAGTAATGTCGTATTCTTCTAAGTCCTTGCCGATACGAACATACTTCGCTGTTGCTTCCTTTGGCGCTGCATTGATGTAATGTGCTAAGAATTCACGTGCAATAGCGCCATTTGTCTGTGTTTGTGTTGCTGGCTGTGGCATTTTCTAGCCCTCCTTTACTTGTATATTGTGTAATCCACACCGATTTGGATTTGATATGTGACACCGTCGTTAATATCACCGCTTGGAACGCTAAACAGCAAGCCATTTCCAGCACTAATCTTTGTGATAGTGCCGTTCTTCGCTTCACCGTTTACGTCTTCGGTTATCGCTATGTCTTTAAGTTGGTTTAGGTAATAAGTAAGCGACAATAGAAAGCCGCTATTGTTCAAACGATCATAGTCTTCATATGCTTTTTTATCAGCAAGAACACTAAAATTGATGTGGTATTTCTTATTGCCTAATATGTCCCCACTTACTAGCGATGTACCTAGTGGATATACGCCTGTGTCCATTTCCTGTTTGTCACCTAATGACATGTAGTCGATGTGGATATTGTCGTTAAATTCGTCCATTAAAGGACAGTCGGTTAAAATCTTCTTTACTGTTTCTATTACGTTCATTTGACAAATCTACCTTTCGCTAATCTTGCGGCGGCACGTCCTATGCTTTCGCCGTGGTCTTTCATCGCTCTATCGAACCAATGAGAACCAGCCAAAGCGTTTTTTGAAGTGTTATAGTTCAACGTTCTACCGTTTGGGTCAGGTATCTTAGCAACGCCCTTGCGACTCCAATGTCTGCCCGTTCTAGCATCATAAAATGAGCCTTTTAGGGTAATAGGGTCAACAAAAAGCACACCATAGTACTGATAGCGTGCATAAGGTGTGTTTTGCCTGATTTCTCCTGAACCGATAACTGTTTGTGACATCATTGCATTCTGTAACACGCCATTCATGTTAGGCATATATGGCAATGATTGCCGCATAACTTCATTGTCTATAAACTTCTGAACCTCGCCACCGTCATTGAGTCCATGCTCTGCAAGCAACTGTTCAACTTCTTTGAAGTGTACCTTGCCAACTATTTGCATGATAATTCCCAATGTTGCATAGACTGTGTGCCGTATTTTTTATAGTCAGCACGCATGATTGTAAATGCACCAGCTTTTACCAGTTTATCCATGCTTTCTGATTGCTTGCGTGCATCTGTGCTATCTATTTCAATCTCACATACGCCCTCAATTAGTAAGTCTTTCCCCTTAGTAAACTGTAAGCCTGTATGGCCATTAAACATACAAAAGGCGCTTTCGTCATACGTGCGCCCTTGTTTATTCATGCTTGCAATGCTGGTGTCTGTCAAAAAACACTTATCAATAAAGACTTTTTTATAACCGTTCTTTTGTAAATAAAGGGTACATGATGTATTTGCGTACATGATCATATACCCCTGTAAAGATAGCCCGTTTTACCTAACCACTTTTTGAGAACACTTGTCACTTTCAACGTATAATCACGCTCGATTTCAATATTTGAATTGCCTTTATAAGTGACTGTATATTCTCCGACTTTTTCGCCCGCAACGCCTAACGGAACACTTGCAGAATTGCTATTTGACTGGCTGAATTGTACCTCCGCCAATTCACACATAGCCTGTTTCATTTCTTCAATCGGTTCACCGTCAAAATCAAACTTAATTCTGTTTAGTATTTCGTTACTGGCTTTGTTCGCGTAAAATTTGAATTCGTTTTCAGGTATCAAAGGGCTTTTACCTAATAGGTATTGTTCTTTATAAAACTGATAGTCAGCAAAAATCATGCACCCTCCTTGTTACTTCTTTTCTTTTGGCTTCTTTTCGTCTTCCGTTGGCTCTTCCGGCTTCTTTTCTTCCGTTGTTTCTTCCTCTAATTGTGACTCAATAACGGTGGACAATTCACCAATACAGATGATTTGTTCCCCACCGTTAAAGAGTACGCCTGTGATTTTAGCCATTAAGCCTTAGAGTGAGAATAGATACCGGCTTTCTTATTCTCGTATACTTCATTGATGCCGTATAAGTGGAAGAAGAATTTCCACCAGTCGCCGTCCTGATTTGTTTCAGGGTCAACAATCTTATTGACGATGTCCTTAGCAACCTGCATGAGTGCGCTTGGGTGTACGATTTGGAAGTTTAATTCCTTACCAGTTGTAGCCTTTTCAAAGCCGCCCTTTTCTTCGCCAGTCTTACCGGATAATGATTTGATTGCTGTATAGAAACGTGCCTGTGGTACTTTCACGATAGCTGCGAAAGATGTCAATACTTCACGTGACTTTGTTGTATCTAAGTCCTGAATAGCACGTAAGCCAGTTGGTGTGATGTAAAGGATACGTCCCTCGCTTGGCACTTCGGCTTCGTCCATCTTAGCAACGGCATCAGATACAGCCTTAATCCATGCTTCACCTGTTGCTAATGCAGCGCTAACAACTGGTGTGCCCTTAGCGCAATATGTTGCAAAACGTGTCGCATCAATTTCAGGTACAGCCTTTGTTCTGATAAATTCAGACGCTAAACGTCCGAAAGCAATCTTAGCTGTTTCGATGTCGTCCATCTTATCAACTTGGAACACTCTCGCACGGTCAAAGTTAGGCGCTTTTGTTTCAAAGTCCAATGTTACTGAGCCCATTGGGTAGCCAGTTGTACGGCTGTATTCACCTAAGCCGTCCATTTCCATTTTAGGAATAAGGAATTCCTTACCATTTGCTGTCATTTGCAAAAGACTTGTATCGCTGTCTAATACGGCTGTGAGTGATGCTTGCTTATAAACTGTGTCTAATAAGTCAATGTAATTCTTAAATAATTGAATGTTGTTTGGCATTTTTTAAGCCCTCCTATTTTTCTTTAATTCCCATTACGGATTTTGCAAAATCAAGCGCTGTATTGCTTGCATTTGCATTGCTTGCTGTACTTGATACAGCGTTCTTCACTGGTTCAGTAGATGCAAATAGATAGTCATGCTCGCCCTTAACCGCTTCAATAGCCGTCTTGATGTCTGCTTCTTGGTTCTTGGAAGCCTTTAATGCTTCAATGTCCAAGAATGGCATGATTGCTTTTGCTTCACGTCCTCCAGCTGTTGTGACTGTCTTCGCTAATAAATCATTGAAGTTTCTATCTGCGATTTGCTTTTCAAAGTCCGCTTTCTGTGATGCTAGTTTTTCGTTTAGATCACTTACTTGCTTAGAAAGTTCTTCAGGCTTCAATTCTTGCAGCTTCTTAAGTTCTGCCTGTGTGCTTGTAAACTGTGCTTTATAGTCTTCTAGTTCTTTCTTGGCGTTTTCTAATTCGCCCTTAGCATTGTTTACATCTTGCCCGTTCATTTTAAAAACTTCATTGATTTGTTCGTCAGTTAGTCCCAACTTTTGCAATTCTTCTTTTTTCATTTCTTCCTCCTATTAGGCGTTGTTAAAGCAGGTCGCCATTCTGCTAAAGAGTCACTATTTAAGGCATAGTTGCCAATAGAAAAAAGCGCATATAGCGCTTTAGTCTTTTGTAAATACCCTTGCCATTTCTTCAGGCAAGCCCATTGCTTTCGCAAATTCTTTATAGTCGTTATATGTTGCTGTTCTGCGGTTTTTCATAATGGTTATGTCCGCTTTATCAGCATTACCCTTTTTCAACAGTGCTATTCTTTCGTCCTGAACACGCATTCGTCTTTCTAATGCACGCATGCGTTGTGTTGCTTCATATAGAGTGTATTCCTTGCCGCCGTATTCGTGCGTTTCCAGCGTTCTTTGGTACAGATTGGATAATTCCTCGTCCGTGTATCTTCTTTCGCTAAAACCACTTATAAATGGCATGTAATGGTGATAACAATTCACGCCACACAATCCACCGGCTTCACCTAAGCCGCAAATGTCTATCATCTGCTGTTTTGTGTATATCTTTCCTTGCCACAAAGCATGCGATGGTCTAGCCGTTGGGTGTGCTGATACTTCAAATAAATCTGTGTGTAGTTTTTCGGCGTTATCATCTTCAATTTTTGCTGTTACTTGTCGCATTCCGGTCATTACAGCACGCCTTACAGCAACGTCTATGCGATCATGTCGCCCGCTTTCGTATTCGATATACCGTACACCACTAGCTGTCAATTCATTTACGGTCTTTTTTAGCGCCGTATTATAGTCAAATGCGCCCGTTGATACTTCTATCAAGGTTTTATTCAACAACTCGCCATAATAGCCCTGTACGCTTTTAAATTGCCCGTTCACCGTAAAGCCTAATGCGTTGGTGATATTGCTAATGTCTGATAGTGTTTGTTTCTGTACGGCTTCCATTAGTTGCAACAATTCTGCATTTTCTGATAACGGTACAAAGTCCACGCCAACGCCTTTATAAAGCGCTTCATCACGTGCGTACCCGTCAGCAATCACACGATCATACAGTTCTTTCATTTGCGCATCAGATAGATCTAATGCTTGTTGTATCAGTTTCCGATAGTCTTTATTAAATCCATTCAACTGTGACAATCGGTATAGTTCATAATCTGCTGTACGTGTGATATGTCCAGCCTGTTCAATTCTTCGGATAATGTCGGCAAGTATTTCGCTTTCCATTCGTTGCATTGATTGCGCTAGAAATTCAGGGACTTTTTTTAGGTCTTCTTCACTAAACATTAAGGTTGTTCACCCTCTGTGATTGTTCCCCTGATTTCTGCAATCTTACTCATGGCTGTTGCTTCATCTTCACCGTACCACTTCATACGATATTCAACTGGTGACATGAAGCCACTAGCAACATCAATTCTATCTTGTGCGCGTTCTGTTTCTTCATCGGTCTTGATTGAGTCATGGAATGTGCAATTAAAGCCAAAATCAACTGTGAACATGGCTTGATAGAATGCGATAGCGTGTGCCAAGTCTTCAAGGCATGCTTTCAAATTCGTTTGAATAGCGTTCACCATGTTATATTTGCGGTTTTCGCTTGCCTTGATTTCCTTTGCTGTCTTTTCCACGTTTTCGTTCTTGGATAAATCACCATAGGCAAGACAACAATTAAACTCTACCAGTCGCTTATATTCATTCAATCCAGCAATATATGAAGCATCACGCATCGCTGGACTAAATTCACTTAGTGTCTTATCTCCGTTTGATGTATCGGGATCATATGGAATGATTAAGCGTTCTTTACTCTTAGGCATACTAAATGAGCCGTCTTGCTTCTTCTTGACGGCTGTATAATCTGCAAAGATAAAGCGTTCGCCACTTGCATATTCCCAATCCAAGCGCCCGAATTGTTGGTCTGCTTTCTTGATTTGCTCGACAGCCTTTTCAAAAATTGAAACGCCGTTCTTACTCTTATCAATTCTGTTAGGTAGTGGATTTCTGTAATAACCAAAGTCCATGCGATCCATACCGCGATAGAGAATGTCATCATATAGTTGCGCCCATTCTTCGATTGAAGCCAAAGGCACTTGGTTTCCAATCTCACCATTAACGCCCTTATAAGCCTTGTTTTGAATTCGCAAGCCCTCTGATGTTAGTTCGTGAAATTCTAATCGGTAATATTTTTCTTTGTCGCTGACTTCCTTAACTTGAATAAAAGCAACTTTTCTAAGGCTTCCGTCATCACCAAATTCAAAGGGGATAATTCTATCAGCTGGAATGTATTCAACGTTTCCAGTGTTTCCAATCGGTTTTACAACCATAGAACCTAAGCCCAAGCCTGTTTGAAAGTGTTCATTAAAGTTTCTTAGTGCCTTTTGATAAAGTTCATTTAACTTATCGTTATCCAAACTTGTTTCCATTTCAGATAAAGTCACATTAGCAAATTCCGAACATACAGCGCTTTCTAGCCCTAAACTCTTAACGCCTGAATAGTTTTCTGTTTCGTCTGTCCACGGCGCTTTTCCACATAGCATCTTGTCCCATAGTTCCAACCGTTCAATCATTGGCTGTGAGAGAATTACACGCTTGCCAGTTAGTTTTTCAAGTTGTGTGCTTCCAAACATCTTTTCATATACCCCCTTTATAAAATCTATAATCTTTCTTAGTATGTTCATCATTGCCCTTTCTTCTTCCAAACAGGGTTTAATGCGTATCGTACGCTGTCTATACTGTGGTTATCTTTATCAGGATAGCCACTTACCACTTGCCCGTCTTTATCTCGCATAAATTCATAGTGCGTGAATTCCATAGCTGCATTAGGGCATCTCTTGCTGTCTATCACGATTTCCTTAAGTGAAGATAGCCACTTCATAGAATACGCCACACTTCCAGCGCCTTTTTCTGCACCTCTTGCTGAAATACCAAACGCTCGCAAGTCAGCAATAGACTTATTTTCTGCACTATCACACGTGACAATCTCATCGCCAATCTTAAACTGGTCTTTGAGTATCTGTGCCACGTCTTCATTAGGCATCTTATTAGCCCTGAATTCAGCGTAAATATATAAAGTCATGTGTGCGCTGTCATAGCAACATCTCGTAAAGTTCAGTGGGTCAGGATACCAGCCCCAGTCCAAACCGTTGTATGTATAGTTGAAGTTGTTTATCTCTTCATCGGTGATTTCTCTGATAGTCACGTTTTCAAATACGTTTCCACCAGTGCCGTTTACTTCGCCCAAATATTCGTTTTCGTAAGCCTTAGGGTTGATTTCCTTTAATGCTTCCGCTTCGTCTAGCCAGTTCTTACCTAGCCATTCACTTGGCACTGTTTGATATGTGGAATGATAGACTTTCATTCCGTCTTTTTGTAAAAGTACGTACTCATTAGCCCAGTTATTTGCTGTCTTTGGCGGGTTAAATGATTTGAATATCCACGCTTTATCGCCACCGCGCACGGCTGACTGTTCAATGTTTCTGACTGTTTCACTACCATAGAATTGGTCTAACTCTTCAAACCAAACAATAGCGATATATCCCTTTTCTGCTTTGATAGACTTAATCTTTAACGGGTCATCAGCACCACGGAAGAATATTTTCTGTCCAGTTGCTGTCCGTGTGATTTCCATAGGGGATTTCGTACATTTGAATTCACTGCCTAAGTCCAGCTTATCAATAGCCCATTTAAGCTGGTTATATACTGAGTCTTTGATTGTGTTTGATACTTGGCGCATGACTAAAGCATTATAGTTATCGTCTTGCATCATCAAATCAATGATTGCTAATGCAATACATGATGATTTCGTGCTACCACGTCCGCCCTTGTGGATAAATTCATGCGCATTGTGATTGTGTACGTCCCACAGGAAAATAGAAAAATACGGCGCTATGCATAGGGCTGGAATACCCTTATATGCTGTGCCGTCTTTCTTCTTGTGTTCTGCTTCGTATTGTTCCATCTCGATAGCGTGCTTTTCTTGCTTCATCTTTAACTCTGCACGTCTTATCTTGATGTCTTCTTTATCTGTAAGGCTTTCACCGTTCACAATTCTATTTACGGCTTCAAACGCCTTAACGTTTCCCTTTCTAGCCTGTGACATCATTGCAACGGCTAGAATTGTTTCTTGTGACTCTATCACTTCAGGTTCAACGCCCAAAGCCTTAGCGACTGTTTCTTTATCCCTTTGTGTTGGCGGTAAAGATAACAGCGCCTTAAACGTTTCCCTGAGTTCCTTTTTTCGTTTTCTTGCTTGTCCTGACTTGATGCCGCCAGCAACTTGGATAGCCCTTTGTTCTTCCTTTGTTCTCTTTGTAACTGGAATTAGGTTATCGTGTCCCTTATTTTTTGACGTTTTGGGCTTGTTTTGGCTCGTTTTAGCCGTCTTTTTGGTTTCCTTGATGTCTTTATCATTTTTCCCCTTTTGGCTCTTATTCGCCATTTCTCGCCCGTCCTTTCTATGATGCTCAAATCATACTTACATCAACATAAATATTGCCGTTTTTCATATATACCTTTTTCGGTATGTACGATTGTCCACGCTTCAATAGCCTTTCTTTCTGTGCCATATCTTCGGATACATTTCTATCTAAAAATGAAATGTCCTTTCCACGTGTGTTTTTGCTTGTTTTGATTTTCAGGACGACTGGTTTGCTTGATCCAGTGAAGCCGCCCCACTCTTCCGCTATTGCGCTATCTGTAGTGGTACTCATGTAACCTTTGTCTGTAATGATTTTGTTCAGCGGCGCGTTTGCAATTCGCTTTGCTTCAGCCATTACCTTTTGAGCATAAGCACCTTTACCAAGTGCGTTTTCACCGCCTTGGATATAGTTCCACAAGTTTTCATATTGTGATTGTGTCATTTTTCCAAATATGGCGCTCGCATCAACACTTCTATATAGCGTATCTTCCTTTATTCTTTCGTTCGTGGCTTTGTCTAATCGTGATATTCCGCTTAATTCTTCATCTGTTAGCGTTATTTCATTGTTCAAACCTCTTAGATAGTTGTTTATCCACATTCCATCGCCGCTTCCATACCACTCTAAAATGTCGGTATCTTCATGTGTTTTTATTTTTATTTTTGCGCCACGTCCGCCCATGTTATACCCTTTCTATTTGCTTCTTTTGAAGTCTTTTAGCCACTTTTGATAGTCTTTGCAATTTCGCCCTTTTGTGCATCTGTTTTGATATTTGCACTTGTGGCACGGGCTTATATGCTTAGTAATTCCAACCACGTAAGAACTCCATCTTTGAGTCTAATTGATGTTTATCTAATGCAATGTATGTTTTGTTTTGCTTCTTCGCATCTTTCAGCAAACTATCAAATGTATCTTGTTTATCAAAAGAATAATCATTAAATGGATTTTTGAATGTGTAAGGCTTGAAGTACTTTCTATTTAACTTCACGGCAAATCCCCAAAAGTCCTCACCATAGTTATGTACTGGCTTTACTTGCCAATCTTTTAAGTACACGGCTTTATCATTATCAACTATCATCACAAAGTTTCCTTTGATTGCTTTGATGTTCTTCGTAACTATCACGATGTTGTCATTATCTTTCACATGATCAAACTTGAAATATTTATTTGAGCGCCATTGTGTGTCACCGAAAAAGAATTCAATGTCTTTTGCTTTGCGCTTTTTAAACATCTCGCTTAGTGAGTTCTTTTTCTTCTTCGGTTCTTCACCAGCTGCCGCCGTGATTACCTTTGATGTTGTAGGCCGCTTGTTGCCTTGCTTGCTATTGATACATTAGCGCCTCTACCGCCCACATTAGATCACCTTTCCTTTTTTGTTTCTTCTATTTATTAGTTCACTCTGTGGTACTGCGCCAGCGCCTAATGTTTTATCTTCTTTGAAAGTGAATTTATAACCATAGCGCTTTTGGTTTGCTCTTAGCCAATTCATTGTTTGCCTTTGTGTTCTTTCGTACGCTTGCTTACTTGTTTCATTGCCGACAACAATAACAGTATTTGTTACTGGTGATTTTTGTAACCCCTTCACAAATTCCTTTGGTTTGAAGTTCTTTGTTTTTGCAAAAATCCAGTCGCCTTTTCTTTCTGATGCGCCAATACCAAGTGAGTCATTTTCTGCTGTTACAGCCAAGTCTGCACGTGAGAATGTGCCGCCACTATCACCATTTGCTCTATCAGGGTGATTATGAAAAACAAACTTGCCAGCAACTTCTTCATTACGTATGCCGACAGAACCACTATCACCACGGCGCATAACATGTGCAAATCCGTCACTATCGACAGCGATCATGTGTTCTATGTTATCGTTTATAACTTCGTTTCTAAAGTTTATACGCATGTTGTCGATTGATTGCTTATTCCCGTTGTAGAGTCTATTCACACGCGCTGCAAGTTCTCTATCATCTGCGTTTCCGTTTTTAGAACCTCCACCGCCTGCATTTGTTCCAATTACTATTTTTGCGCCACGTCCGCCCATTTTCCTTTTCCTCCATAAAAATAAAAAGCGCTGTTTAAGCGCCTTTTCGGTTATTCAACTTCGTCCCCTTTTTCGTTAAAAAACATAACTGGTATGTGATATTTGAAAGATTGATCATAATGCTTCAACTTATCGACTAATTCGCCGACTGTCACGTTATCAATCTTTACATCAAACAATTCATCATAGGACTTGTATTTTCTTCTCTTACCGTCAATTCCTAGCACGCATTCTGTATATACTTCGATTTCGTGCTTTCCGTCTTTTAGAAAGTATTTACCAGTTATTTCGAGATTATCTATAAATTTACTTCTTTCCATTTTTCTTCAACCTTTCTGTGACTTTATTATCAAAATAAATCACCTTTATATTTTCGCCATAATCATATTCCACTTGTCCACCATATACAAGTATCGTTTCAGGCTTGATTTTCTGTATCATTGCATCAACGCCGTTTTTCCATACTTCAAATGCTTCATCTTCCCTTTTAACGCCTATCGTGCTGATTGCAACGATAGACTTTTCAGGTATTCCGTCAAAACAGAATGTGAATGTGTCTTCTTCCGCCCAACTGATTGTAGGTATCACCTTGATGCCTTTGCTTTGCCAATATTGCCCTAATAAGCGTGAGCGATACACATTCCACACTTTCATAGCCATAGGCATATTCATATATAAGCTAAAATCAGGGCTTAATATGCACTCATACTCGCTCAGCATGTCCACGTATTCATCAGGTCTATTCCATAGCCGCTCAAACTGGTAATCATCGACAAAGCAATGAATACCCACGTTTTTATTCTTGCTAGTCATTGCATAGTTGAAACCTATTAGATCACTTGGGATAAATCCGTCATTGTGTATTACTGGCATCTGATAGAAGCCGTCTGTTTCCGTTTCATCATAGATTTGTAGGTTGTAATGGTTCACCGTGTTCATTCTAGCGTTTTCTTTTTCTTCAGGTTCGGAAAATAAATTCCCGATTTCGTCCATATCAAAGCCTGTGAGTTCTAGATCATACCCATCGCCGCCTAAATCTAACAGCAAATCGGTCAGTTTTTCCATGTCCCAGTAGCCAGTTATTTTATTCAGTGCGATGTTCAATGCTTTTTCTTTGTTCTTAGGCAAATCAAGCATCACCACTTCAATTTCTTCAACACCTTTGTACTTCAGTACGTTTAGCCGCTGATGTCCACCGATAATCGTCATGTCTTTATTGACTATAATCGGCTCACTATATCCAAACTCATCAATGGAATTGCTAATCTTGATAAATTCTTCATCATCAGGCTTCAATTCTTTTCTTGGATTGTATTCAGCTGGCAATATGTCACTTATCTTGACTTTAACAAATTCCATTTTGTCCCTTTCTTAAGTAATAGACTGGAAGAAAGCAAAAGGAGATTAACTATGAGTACATGAGGTGTTTTTTCGGAAAACAAATGAAGAAAGTTATCTTCCAGTCTATACAGAAAAAAACCATGAAATTTCTCTCATGGTTTTTGCCTATTGCCATTATAACATCAAATTAGCGTGGCGATTTCCACAAATCACCATTTATCCAAAATTTGACATATTTTTTTATAAACGTATCCATGAGATGTATATAGGATTTTTGCTATCGTGACATAATCGAACCCATTCTCGTATCTAAGACGTAAGATTTCTATTTCGCTATCGTCTAACTTCCGAAAGAATGTAGCATAGTCTTTATATTCTCTTTCGTATCTATCGTACTCTTTGCGTGTTTCTTCTTCTTCTGCGCTTAGCGCTATTAAGTTGTCATGGAATATCCTCGTGCCACTTTGATACTTTGCTTCTTCAGGTGATTTGATAGACGGCGATTTTAGCGTGTTTCCTGAAAGTATGCTTGCCAGCTCTTCTAATCTATCGCCTAGTTGCATGATCATTGCGATTGTGTGCCTAAAGCCTTTCATTTTGCCGTCTGTGTATTGAAATTTCTCTTTTGTTATCATAGTTTCTTACACTTTCCATTGAATGCTAATTCAAATTGTTTTTTGATAGTGTTTATCATCTCTAGTTGGCTTGTGTAAACTTCGCGTGTAACTGGTTTAGTTTCAAGCAACGTTTTTTCACATTCAAGCATCTTTCTAACTTCTTCGATTGTGAATACTGGTGTGATTAGTGCTTCTTGTATTCCTATTTCTTCACTTTTCATCATTCCCGCCCCAATCTAGTGCCTGTCCACAACAAGGGCAATAACTTAGCCAGTATGGTCTAATCATTGCTTTTTTTGTTCGTTCAAGTCCGAATGCTCTATGGCAATTAGGACATGAACCGTTATAAATTGTGATTTCAGGCTTCTTAGGTTTTGCCTTTTCAATAAGTTCTTCAACCGCTTCAAGTGGTACATAATCTCTAGTTTCAAAATGATATAAGTCTTTTCCGTTGCTTATAGTCACACTATTAGGAAATCCTTTGCAATCTATATTTGAAAATGACATTCCCTCAAAAACTGGTTAAAAATCTTCTTGATGCTTTTCCATTACTTTCCCCAATCTAGCGCTTGTCCGCAATCGTCACAGAATACGCCGTCTTTCACCACAAACGCACTGTGTGATACGGCTTTTCCGCACACTGGACAATAGCCAGTGTGGTTTAGAATGTGCGTTTTGTTGTAAGACATGATTGCCGTTTTATTTTTAACTTGCTTCGGTGTAGCACGTTCCACTAATTCTTCCATGTCCTTAAAAGCATTGCTATCGTTTGGGTTCTTCAGCTGGCGTGCAATATAACTTAATGATTTTCTGTAACTCATAGTCCTAGTTCCTCTAAGGTATAATGCTTATTATGTTCCATGCCTTTGTACATTTTGCCTTTCTTGAAGTTTGGAAATGCGAAAAATTCTTTCTTAAGACAAATGCTTAAGTATTCTAAATCTGACGTCCAAAAACGTTTTTCGATATATTTAACTTTTTTTCTAAAAGGCTTTATTATTGCTGATAAGTATTCCTTCTCCTTTTCATCAAGAATTTTAGGATCATATTCTTGTTCCAACCAGTTAGCAAAATCTACTAGAAGTTCATAGGGATATACGTGTTTTGTATATTGCTTTTCAAATAATTCTTTTGTACCTGATGGTTCATACACTACCATGTATTTAATTTCCCCATCACACGTTAAACTGTCTAATTCCAATTTACTCAAATCATATTTTTCTTTATTCTTCATAGTCCTAAGTCCTTTATAGAAATATAACTCTCGATTGCATCTTCAATCATCGTTGCGTAGTATTCGTTATAAAAACGTCCGTCACCCCATACGGCAACAACGTATATGCCGTTGGACATTTTTAATAAATAGTTTTCATTCTCAACAAGCGGGAATGGTTGTAGTTTTGTTTCTTCATTTGTTCCGTTCATAAGTTTTTTATCCTTTCTTCTTACAAAATCAAACTTTGCTGTACATCTTTTAAAATTTTTTGCTTTGCTTGTTTGTAATAATCTTTCTTAATTTCAAAGCCGTAACAAGATCTATTTATTTCAGCACATGCTCTTAGTGTCGAACCACTACCAGCGCAAGGGTCAATAACCACATCGCCCTCATCTGTAAATATTTCAATCAGTTGTTTTAATAACTGTACTGGCTTCTGTGTAGGGTGTATTTTCGGTGTTGTTGTATCTCTTTCCCACTTGAACCAGTTGAATATCATGCGATTGTTGTTATTGAATTTTGGCAATTTATCACGGTACAAAACAACCGCATACTCAGTAGCACCGACTATCTTCATATTTGCTTTTAGCACTTGTCCTGAATAGTTTTTTACAAATACTAGCGGGTAACTTTTCATAAATCCGTACTTCTTCCCATACTCAATGATTTGTTGCATCTGTTCAAAAGCACAGAACACGATCATTGCTGGCGCTTTTCCAACTTCTTTTGGTTCTTTAATCAGCATTTTTGAACAGAAATGCATGTATTCAGGAATTCTGAAATAACCGTCAGTATCAAAGAATGCTGATTTTGCTTTCTTGCTTTCACCGTTCTTGTTGTCCCCCCCCACATACCAAGACGGACTACTTGCATATGCATTTTTAGCAAGGTTATACGGAATATCAGCGATAACCAATTGCGCCTTTGGGATTTGATAACGTTTGTAATTTTGAAAGCTATCGTTAAATAGTTCTATTTTCTGCTGTTTTGTTTTCATACGCTTTATCTCATACCCTCTCTATTTCTTCATCTGTCAGTGGCTCGTTATCTGCGTATTCATTCCACCACTTCACTAATTCATCTTTTGTATCAACATCATGTGTAGCAATCAGTACAGCGCAATCTAGCAATATTTCTCTTCTTGTTCTTTGCTTTCCAGCTATTGCTAGTGGTTGCTTTTCTTCTAGCATTTGCCCCCACATGTACTCAGGCATTGACTTTGCTTTTGTTCTTAGTTGTGAAGCCGTTGGTGGATAGCCCGTTCTATCGTTGCTTAGATAGTCTTTCAAAGCACCCACCACGGCTAATTGTTCAACATCGCTTAGTGCCAAAACAAAAGAGTTGTAAATATCTATGATTTCTTCTTTTTCTTTTCGTGCGTAATATTCAGGAAATCGACTTCTTAAAGTCTTCAGCAAATCTTTAATCTGTAACTCTTCCATTAGAACGGTAATTCCTCCATGTGCAAGTCCACTTCATCATTCCAACGTTCGCCGTTTAGCCATGTTGTTGGCATCGGGATATACTTAGTGTCTTTTTTAGCCCATACAGGAAGTACGTTTCTGAGTCCGTCCATGATTGCTTTGTATTCCTTTTCGTTAGTGCATGCTTTTAAGAATTTCTGTTTTGCTTTTTTCTTGTCTTGATGCTTAGGGTAAATTTCCCAGAAACTCTCAAACCACATTTCTTTTTGATCTAAAACTTCGATTTCTGAATTTTCGTTGCACGATATATTAGTATTTATATTCTTATCTATACTAATCTTACCTATACTAACCTGTGGCAACCGTTCGGCAACCATTTGGCAACCATGTGGTATACCAGCATTATTTTTTGTTGTATAAGAACCGTTTTTATCCATTTCTAAATTGCACGATATATTAGTATTTATGACTTCTTTATCTGGATCTATATCTTTCGCTGTCTCTTTATCTTTATC